ATGTTGTCTCCTTATACGGCTGTCACGGTTGTCACGGTTGTCACGCTGTCACGGTTGTCACGGTGTCACACTTGTCACACTGTCACACTTGTCACACTGTCACAGCGGTCTTAGTGTATGCCTTCCTCTTGTTTTTTGCCCCTCCCAAGAGAGCTACTATATTTTTTCTCTTGTTAGGCTTGAATATCTGAAGCAGCCTACTCCATATCGGCAACCTCTTGCCGTTGCATAGGCCACAGTCAGCGCACTGCACCTTGTGGGTAAAGTATGGGCAAAGGATCTCATCTGGGAGGATGTCCCCCTCGACCAAGTCCTCTACTTCCTCTTTGTCCAAGACCCTGTACGTAGGCCAATCCATACTATTGGCCCACTCTTTTAATTCTATAACGGTCATATTTAATTTGGCCGCTGTTATCGCATCAATGGATGCCATGAACCACTGACTCCAAGGGCTTACACCCAAGTCCATCCACCGATGCGTATATCCCGTCCACTTCAGCTTATTCTCCTGAAGGTATGCAATCCATTCCTTCATGATGTTTAAGGGAAGGACTCCAGCGATCTCCCCATAGCTACCAAAGCGAACATGCTTTAGTACTCTTGGGAACCCGCCTATCGGCTCTTGGTTGTTCGTTGCCTTCCATATAGCCAATAGGAATACAGGGTTTACATAGCATACCATCCTTGCGAGAGCGCAAGCGAAGCACACTATGTTATCTATTTTTTTCTTTATCGCTTCGGTTGGCCCGACACTGTCAACCAGTGACGCGACCTGTAGCATATCTCCCGTCTTTGTGTTGTTTGACGGGGATATGCATCCTGAAGCGACTACTCTTATGTCTGCTTCGGGATCTCTCCATAGCATTATGGAGTTTGCTGGGGCGACATAGGATACAGTCCTTGCCGCCGCCTTCTCCTTTATTTTTTCCAGATTCATACCTTCCCCTTATACTTTAAGTAGAGAAACAAAGAGACAATGCCACATAAGAATGCGACATCTATCATGATATCCCCAAATAGGGGATACTTGTTCAAAGCAGCTAAGTATTCCATTAGTAGTTCTCCTTGGAGCTACCAATACCATAGTCATAGTCTCCATGGCTTGGCCTATTAAGATGACTTTCTTCTACCCATCCGAACTGATTAGCAGAACATATTTTGTTCTGCCTATCCGATAGGCATGTTGTAGCAAAGAGTATATCCTTGCTAAGTTCAGGGAGAGATTGCTTCCCCTCCCTTTCCATAGTTATTTTCATAGGCAAGGGAATTATAATAACCAAATACTCTGCGTTGCCTTCTTCTTCTTTGAACCCATCCCCCTCATCCCTTGTTAGTGAAAGGAAAAACTCCCAACGCTGTTGTATGTCCTTCAATTCTTCTACTATTGCATCCGTCAAACAGTAGTAGGGTCTAAAATCCTTTATTCCCAAGTGAGCAAGGGGGGATAGCTCTGCTTCCCCCATAAGGCAAGCCTCCTTATATTCTGCGGTCTCATGTTCAGGCATTAGCTCTAATGCTTTAGACCGCTTGGATTCCTCCGCTCCTACCCTTGTCCCGTCATCAAAAGTAAAAGGGTGTGGGCTACTAAAGTTTAATAGCCTCACACCCTTATGGCTTTCCAATGGCGTAAAGCCATAGAAAAGACTAACCTCCTTTTCTGTTAACATTATAATCCCTTTCTATTTAATTGGAACTGGTACCGGTCCCAATATATTATGTAAACTACAAAACACAAAAACAAACACCGGCCAATATTGGCCGGTGTTTGCTTCCAGTAAAGCTATATCTTAAGTATTACTTATTAAACTTAAGGTGTAGCTTGTTGTAGATACTTTCCTGAATTTCTAAAGAAGCATTTAGGACTAGCTGTTCAAGATCTTGAACAGTATCACTATTTGTATCACTATCTGTATTGCCAGTATCGGCAATACTTAAATCTTTATTAGTGATATTATCCTTCTTTGCTTTGTTCCTTTCTTCTTTTATATCAGCAAGAATATTATCAAAATTATTTTCGCTGTTATATTCTTTTATTAGTCGTCTTAGCTCTTTAGTAGTCAAGCTAACACTATCCGCTTGACTGTTCCACCAGAGCATAAAAGATTTTGCGTGGACAGAGGCTGTTAGCTCTAGCAGCAAAGAGCCACCTAGCTTACTGTCTTCAACCTGTTCTAATGTGAACAGGTTGGAAAGTTTACGAATTTTGATTAGTTCCCTGACAGAAAAGCCCGACAAACTACCAAGCTTTTCACTAACTTGTTTTAGGATATACCTTACGCCTTTATCGGTAAAAGGTACACTATTAATACTCAAATGAGTATTAATGAGTAACGATAGTCCGTACTTTGTACGGATATCGCCTGCCTTGTAGCATGAAGCGCCGTTGACTATGGCGTCTATACATGCCATAGCCTTGGCGCTTGCGTCTCTGTTATTATCTGATACAGCGTCAATAGCTGTATTAGATATTTCTACGTCATAATAAGATGGATTATTCAACAAGCCATCTATTACTATCGTTGCTTCTACTGCTTCAGTTGCTTCTACTGCTTCTACTACCTCAGTTGCTACTATTGGCTGATTAGCCATATGCGCTGCTCCTTTTTATGATCGGGACCGGTACAGGCTCCGATCTGGTGAACTACTAAAACACTATATATATTATAGTGTTTCATTAAATTTACGCATGATGTAAGCAACAGCGCTCATGTCAAGCTTGTTGCCTATCTTCATAGATTCCCAATCTGTTGCTTCAATAAAAGCTAGTAATTTCTTGTGTTGTTCTAAAAACTCAGATTCAGATACTTCCCCGTAACACTCGTCAGTCGCGATCAAACTATTCAGATTATACATGATAAGTCCCTTTGTTATATGTGAATCAATGAAAAAAAATAAAACTACTGTCCGCTATATTATACACTTGCAATAAATACGCAAGTAGTAAAATTTAAAATATTATAAGTAGGTTGACGTATGCTTATTATAAACAATAGCTTATAATGGTATAATTTTTTTTTATAGTATCTTTTAAAATAGGATTTACAGTGATCTACCAAAGGATAAAACATACACTATACTGTGCATATATCAGGCTTATTTATGTGATTTTTACCCAAAAATACACTCTATAGCGTAGTATACGCTTTGTAGTGTAATGTACACTCTATAGTGTACCAGGTATCACTTAGTATCACTTGGTATGTGACGGCTTATGTGGACAAGTATCACTATATTATATAGTATAACGATGTAAGGTATTGTATTATATAGTATTAAGTAGTGTATTACTTAGTAATAGTACTTGATACTACTTGGTATGTCGTAGAACTAAATAGCACGTTCCGGTAGCACGCCTTCTCTTTATATATTTGACCCTTATACTTCGCTAAGCAAATTATACCAAAACACTTTTTACTGTTTACACGTTGTTTAACTGCATAAGAGGCATACCTTTATAGACATTCGTAAAGCGCAGTATGGATACACGTTCTTCGGAGTCTTTGTTGTATACACATGCTACGTTTTTATCATTGCCTATAAGGATGTGGCTCATATCTTCCCATGGTCTTAGCACTTCTACGAGATGTTTATAGTGCCTTATGCATCGATCATGGAGTATGGTTATGGTATTGGGGTCTTTTGCGAGGGCTACTGTGGGGTATGCTTCATTGGTCATGAGGACGGGTGTCCATTGTTGATCATCACAGAAGGCTTTTACTGCTTCTGTGACACCAAAGTTCATCTGTTTTGCGCCTATATGATTAGTATAGTCATGGCAAAGCAGTATCCCATTGGGTTTTATGAATCTAAGGGCATGATGTAGGTTTCTTGTTACGGCTTTAAAGGAGTGGTTAGCATCGATATACATCCAATCACAGAGGGGTATATCATCTTCTGTTATTTCCTCAAAGCATTTTCTATGTATTTTTACTTTTCGATCTTCTTTAAAGCGTTCTTTTACGCTTTGGTAAAATACTTCATGTTCTTCATCGGAGATATTTGCTTCTTCGGCTTGATATTCAGCATCTTTTATGTAGGCCCATGGATCTACGAGATGCAGTTGTTCTGGATTGGATATTCTTAGTATGGGTTCGGCCCAATTTCCTTGTTGTACTCCTATCTCTGCTATTACTCCATGTACAGGGAGTACGTCTAACAGGTCTATCCTATGCCGTGGGATGATAAGCATTTACTTCTCCTTTAGTAAGGCTACGTATGACAACAAAAAGCTTTAGGAGCTTTTTGTCTGATACAGCAAGGCTATAGGTATAGCGCATCTATGCGGTAAAGAATCTTTACCACTATCATAGACCTACTCTTGAGTATTGGCTGGATACGCGCTAGTGCCTCTTCATGATACCCACGTATGACTTCATCCAGCCCCCCAATTTCGTGGAGGCGGTACCAGCGTACTCCTCAGCCGCTGGATCATCCTAGTCCCTTGTCGCATCCCTGCCGACCCTCTTCCTCAAGCTTTATGGCAAAGCTGCCAATGGATTTGATGCTTCATATGTTTGCATTGTAAACAACAATACGTATATTACTAATATACAATTATTGACTACATTAGCAAGGAGTAATATACTATATGGATCTTTTTACTGAAAATTGGGAGTATTTCTTGGCTGCTTTTTATGCTATAGAGAAGATTGTTAAGCTAACGCCAACCAAGTATGATGACATTGTCGTTGATATGATTGGGCGTTTTATCTTTCGTAAGCCTAAATGATAATAGGAAATCCATTAAGGAGGATAGAGCCAATGCCTAAAGTAGGTAAGAAAAGCTACCCTTATACGCCTGCCGGTAAAGCAGCCGCAAAAGAGGCAATAAAAGCCAAGGCTATAAAGAAGAAGAAGAAAAAGCCAGCTCGTAAATCCCCTACTAAGGGATATCGAGTGGCCTGATTATGACAAGAGCAGCGCGTAGTCCAGAGCAGATTGATGCAGACCGCTTTCAAATCGCTCAATTGTATCTACAGCGTAAGCCTCCTAAAGCCATAGCAGATGAGTTGGGCTATGAATATGGGGTTGTTGTTCGTGATATTGCGGCTCTTCGCAAGCAGTTCAGAGAAGAATCTCTTGCGATGGTTACACAGCGCAAGAACGAAGAGCTTATGCGATTAGATATGATGGAACGCAAAGCGTGGATAAGTTTGGAGGAGTCCAAGGAGCGCAGAAAGATTCGCACTGATGACCAAGGGCGCGAGTCTATTACTGTGGAAGAGTCAGAAGGTGATCCTCGTTGGCTGGGCGTTGCCCAGTGGTGTACTGAACAGCGAGCTAAGATCTTGGGCTTATATGCTCCCAAGGAGCAGGTTCTACAACATAACCATAGCACCTCAGACGCTACCGAGCTTAGTGAAGCTCAGCTAGTTGACATAATAAGCAAGAAGAATAAAGAGATGGCAGTAGATGCCGAGTTCAAAGAGGAAAAGCCCGCAGAGATAGAAGAGCATGTAAATGAATGAGTTAGATGTAGATAAGGCAGCGGAAGAATTACTCATGCGCCGCAGAGCGCGAGAGTCCTTGCTTGATTTTACTAAATACACTTTTCCTGAGTTTGATTTAGGACCGCATCATACTTTTCTATGTGGCATCTTAGATCAAGTTGAAAAAGGCGAAGTGCGTAGGCTCATTGTTACTATGCCTCCTCGCTGTTCTAAATCCGAGCTAATATCTCGTAGATTCCCTCCTTATTACTTAGGTAGAAATCCTGACCATAGCGTGATAACAGCGACATACGGACAGGATCTGTCCGATGAGCTGGGGTCTGATGTGTTGGAAATCGTTAAATCTCAACGCTTTAAGATGGTATTTGATGAGGTTGGACTATCGAAAACATCTGCTGCTTCTGATTTTTGGAAAATAGAAAACCACAGGGGACGCTATATTGCGTCCTCTGTGGGGACATCTATCAATGGCAGAGGGGCTCATGTCTTTATCATCGATGATCCCTTTAAAGATCGTGATGATGCAGACTCCTTAAATAGGAGGGAGAGAGTTTGGCGATGGTATCGTGCCGTAGTGAGAACTCGACTCATGCCTCGCGCTTCCATAATACTACTTACGACAAGGTGGCATGATGATGACTTGGTGGGTAGGTTACTGGAAGACTCAACAGATGACTGGATGTATATAAACTTAGCATCTGAGGCACAAGAAAATGATCCATTGGGCCGAGAGGTTGGGGAAGTTCTTTGGCCTCAGTGGTGGGATAAGGAGTGGTTAACAGAGCAGCGACAGGCAATCGGTGAAAGAGAGTATGCATCTTTATATTTAGGGAAGCCAATAAGGGACCAGGGTGATTACTTCCATGCTAAGTGGTTTGAAGACAATATGTATGACGAACTCCCTTCTGATGGCTTACGTTTCTATGGGGCCAGTGATTACGGTACAAGTCGCGATGGTGATCCTACAGTACATGCTGTGTTTGCCGTTGATGAAGTAGGGTGTATCTATTGGGTGGATCGATGGAGTGAGCGAGTAAAGCCTGATGAGTGGATAGAGACACTCTTAGTTTTAATACAGAAATATAATCCCTCAGCATGGGCTGAGGAGCGTGGGCAGATTCTAAAAAGCGTTGGTCCCTTTTTAGAAAGAAGATTCAAAGAAACCCATACCTATGTTCGCAGAGAGCAGTTCTCTTCCCATAAAGGCAAAGAGGTTCGTGCAAGATCTGCACAGGGTATGGCTCAAATAGGAATGATAAGGCTCCCCAAGAGGGAAGAGTGGGTCGGCCCTGTTCTCCATAACCTAACGCGCTTTCCTTCTGGCAAAGATGATCATGATGTAGATGTCTTATCTTTATTGTGTCGGATGTTAGGAGATATGCGCGGTCGTGCAAAGCGCGAAGAAAAACCAAGAGGAATACATCGTGCAGGATATACATTCAAAGACTATGTTCATAGATCAGGTTCTCGACGCAGAGGAAGAAGATTCCAGACAGAAAGCATTGTCATCGGAGATCATTATGCCCCTACCGAAGAGCGCACCAATGCCGAAGAGGGGCATTCAGAGCCAGATCAGCCCATGGTTGTTACAGGAGGAGGCTTTGAAGGCGAAGACCAATAAGGAATTGGCAAAAAGCCTAAACATAACTCGTCAGTGGCTACATAAGTTATTGAATAAATACAAGATACGAAGTCCTGCGATTAGAACAAGAATAGAAAAATTAGAAAAAGATGTGAAATAGCAAAACACTAAAAAGTGTTTACGTTAAGTCATTAAAATTCAACGGTTTGCATATTGTATATAATAGTTATATATTCATTGCGTGGCAGTTTGCTGTCATGTTTTTCCTCTTGGTTGAGCAGATGCTGGTAGGAAGCCATTGTTTTGCCTCCTTCTTTTCAATGTGTTTCCTCCAGTATCTGTAACCAAGAGAAGCCTTATTACAAGAGGGACATATGTCTTATCCTCGCAGTGCTGAAGATCGATTAGAATACTGGAAGCGCATAATAACTCATGCTGAACGATATTATGAGCCCTATTTCGATGCGTGTAAAGTATTAAAAGAGCAATATGAGATGTCTCCATCTTCTTTGAGAGAGAATCTCTTAGAAGAATACAGTGAAGATCCCGGCTTTCGCGTAAAAGCAAATATTGTATTTGCTTGGATTGAGCAGATGATTGCTAATCAAGCATCAAGAGATCCCGAAGTAGTTGCTACGGCAACCAACATGCTGGGCGTTGGAGCTGAAAAATCTGTTGGTCCTATATTAAACTACTTTTATCGAGAGACTGAACAATTAGAACAAGACAAAAGAGTCCTGCTTGATGGGTATTTATCTATATGGGGTGTGTGGAAGTTGGGATACGCTGTTGATTATGACAGCTTAATAGAGCGAGAAGTATCTTTTCGTATGAATCAAGGCGAAATGCTCTTTGATTCTCCTGAATCGGACTTTAATCACTTAGTAACGACAGGTCTTCCTACGGTTGTTGATGTCTCACAAGACCAAGAACGGTTTATCGAGTTCCACACCATGGGACTTCAAGATCCCATGGTTGAAGCGGATAGCCCAGGGTATTTAGCTGTTCAAGATAATATCGCTGAACGCAAGCGAATGCTAGATCGTGGAAGTCCCGATGATAATACTTCAGTAAAATGGGAGGGGCCATGGGCCTTGCGGTGGAAGCCAAGTGATTTCCTTATCGATCCTGAAGCACAAGATGCTTTAAGAGATGCGGGATGGATTGCTTTTCGCTTTAGGCGCAGGTTGGATGACGTGAAATACGATCCAATGCTTAAAAACGCTTCAAGCCTTGAGCCTACAAGCCGTTTAGATGGGGCATCAGATATATCCGATGGAGAATCTGATCCTTTTGAGATGGTTGAAGGGTGGGAGATTTGGGCAAGGCAGTTCCCCATAGGAAATGGGCGCAGACGGAACTTGCGCATGGTTATAGTTGATAGTCATGACAAATTTCTACTAGATGAGCAAGAATGGCCTTATGATCGACTAGAAGACTACCCTGCTGAGGTAATGTCTTTTACTCGTGGCATAGATACGTGGTTTAACAAGCCTACGCTCATTATGTCGGGTGGAGACAGTCAGCAATCCTTAATGAATGAGATTTTAGATGGTGTTCTTTCTGTAGTGCGTAAACAGAAGAACATTTTTCTCTACGATCCAGAGCTTTTTGATGATACAGAGGTAGAAGAACTGTTGACAATGCCTGATATGTCAGCATTGCCGGTCCCTGGACTGAGCAAGGCAGCAGGTGGGGCTATTCAACCTATTCAATTCGGACAAGTTCAGTCAGATAAAAACGCACTACTTAATACTATCCAAGTCTTATTCGATAGAGCGGCAGGATCTCCTCAGCCCTTGTCCACTATTAACCCAGAATCAGCAACAGAAGCGGATATTGTAGACAGATCGGCCTCATCGCGTGAAAATGAGCGCACCTCTTCTTTTAATAGGGCAATATTACGTAAAGTTCGTAAGTGGTGGCAACTTATAACGGAGTTTTATGATCCTGCCGATGAAAAAATATATCTTATCAACCCTTCAGGGGTTGAAATGGCTGATCGCTTTGCGACAATCTCTGAGCAAATGGCTAAGGGAGAATACTTTTTTCGTATAGACATGTCTTCACATCAAGACAACAAGGTGCTGGAGCGAAGACAGGGCTTAGATTTGTTAAATCTTGTCTCTGGTCTTGTTCCCTTGTTTCAAGAAATCTATGGACAACCACCTAATATTGCTGCAATACTAGAACGTGTCATGCGTAGGGGTTTTGACTGGGAAGACGTACAAGAAGTATTGCCTTTTATAGGACAGGAAGCCAAACAGCCTGAGCCGCCGCCGAATCCAGCAGATGCGTTGATGGCACAATTAGGACAGGCACCTCCAGAAGGACAGGCACCTCCAGGGGCTCCAGTTTCTCCTGAAGCAGAAATATTAAATCAAGCGGTTGCCGCTGGTAAACAGCAGGGACCAATGCAGGGAGGAGCATTTAATGCAGCTCCCCCTTCAGTTTCTAATCAACAAGCAGCGAATATTAGACCAATGAATAATCAAGGACTATAGGGGATGTCCAACTCAGATGTCCCAAATCAAGAGCCTCAAAGAAACGATTGGAATCAGGAAGATCTTGGGAAACGCCATAACAACCAAGGAGATAAAGGATTGGGATTTTATGGCAAAATACCTCTTGACAGTGAAAAGTTTGACTATGCTACGGAATATTCTATTGGAGTATCACCGGAAGAATTGGACCTTACTTCTAAGGACTTGAAAGTTATTCGTAAGCACTTTGAGTGGGATGAGGGAGCATCAACTATAGAAATCCCTTCTTTTGTACCAGGGCTTTCGTCAAAGGAGTTTACTCTTTTAAAGGGTCAAGCATCGAACAATATGGACAAAGAAGAGATACCAGATTCGCTTATGGAAAAAATAAAAAAACATGCTAAAAATCGACTAATAAAAGGGAAAAGTCCTTTTTGGGAAGAGGGAGAAAAACAACACTCTCCTCCTGTTGATCAAGCTAGTGAATAATCAAGGACTATAGGGATGACACAAGGTCAACTGCGACGAAACAAACAGGGATTCTTCGAGGACGAAGATGAACGATTAAAGAGGGAAAGGGAAAAACTCCTTGCAAAAAGGAGCAACTCAGATGTCCCGAATCAAGAACCCCAGAGGAATGATTGGAATCAGAGGCCAGCAGCTAAAGAACCCGTAATAGAAGGGCCAGTAGTTCAAGAAGCAAGAGTGGATAAAACAAAAAGATCGCCCTCTTTGGCATTGCCAGAAGAAGAAGGGGACGATAAGAGTGTTGCGGGGCTCGTTAAAAACTTAGATGAAGATATAGGGGAAGCCCTGAAGCCAGAGGCTATAATAGAATACACGAAAGGTGAATTTAGTGATTATCTAGAATTAGGAAAAGCACTCTTGTCATTACCAGATGATATGGTTAAATCTGTTTTTATTCCAAGATTAAGAAAAAGAAATAAAAAAGAGCTTGATGAGATACTATCTGCTCTTTCTAAGCTATGGAACAAAGAATCGGAAAAAGTAGAAAAGGAAGGGGCAACGGCCTACACAGATGAAAAGCTGAATAGGGCTGCTGATTATGCATATGAAAACCCCTTAGCGTCAATAGGTCTTGTGGCTTCCCTTTTAAATCCTACACGTACAGCAAAAAACATTAAGAATATTGGGAAAAGGTCTATAAATTTAGCGAAAAAGGTGGGAACGGAAGGGGCTAAAGAAGTTGGGAAAGAGGCGGCTAAGGCTGTGGGTAATTTAGCTATGACTCCTTTATCAAAACTTCTTGCTGATATAGCTCCTCATGTGTCGGTTCATATTGAAGATTTCTATAAAAAGCAGAAGAAGGTAAAAGATTCTTCTGGGAAGGTTGTAATAGACTCCAAAACAAAGAAACCAAAAATGGAAGAAGTGGAGGTTAAAGGTGTCGACAAGGTCTTAGCCTATGCTGGAGCAGTGGCGAATGCAGTGCCTGATTATGGTAAAAACATAGCTAAGAATTTTCTTTTCCCTAGGCATCACCGAGCGAAGGGGGAGGATGTTGTGACCGATCGCGTCACAAGAGCAGAAAAGACGATCGACGAAGGGGCAACTCTCCCAGAGGCCGAGAGAAAAAAGATTCAGCCCAACAACGTGAAGATCGCAAATTCCGAGATAACGCAAAATCTTTACCTTAAAGGGCAATCGGGGGGGGATTTTGCCAAGGAAGAATTAGATTTCTTGGGGCATACTCATATGATGCCAGAATCAGGAAAACCGTTTTACGAATTTAACAAAAATGATCTTGATAATAGTTATCGACAGTCGTTCCTTAACCCAACCGAAGGTCGTAAAGAAAAGATAGGCGAAGCAAAAGAGCTTCTTACACCTGAAGTATCAAGTGAATTACATGATATTATAGCAGACCGGTGGGATGTCAAGAGAGAGAGTGGACCATGGAACATGGCCGTTTATGACCCTAGTTTAACGCAGCAGGCCCAAATGGGAAATGAAATTCAAAGTACTTTTGACGGGATCTCTAAAGCGATAGGGGATCCTGAGAATAGGCTTGTTAGAGCTATCTTAGAAAATAAAGCAGCAGGCAAGGGAGAGCTGACATCAGAAGAGATGATGGATGCTCTTAAAGAATACAAGATTCCAAGTATCGAGGGAAAGAATGGGATCTATATTAACTTTTCGGGATCAGGAGGAAATCCACTATCGGGTGGGGCTAATTTTGTTACAGGGGGAACAAATAAAACCCTCTACGTAACAGGGAAGGGAAAGAGTTTCGGTGTTATATCTGACGTACACGATGCTTTGGGAGGCGTTAAAACTCATAACATCAACCATATGACAATAACGACTCCTATATACCAGCAATTCAAATTTGGGAAAAAGGGCGAAGCAGCTGTTCTCACGAAATATCCTGGAAAACCAAAAGAGCAAATAAAAAAGCTTATACGTGATAAAAAGTTTACAAACACTGATTCTAAGGGGAACGAGATATCATCTTTTAATCCTATGGACAGCATAGAGTTTAATTACAAAAATGCACCTAAGCGCAATACTAATGTTAATCTTAACCGCACGGATAAGTCTGGCATTCGGTCCGATGTGCATAAAAAGTCAAGGAGAGCCCTGAAGAATAAGCAAGACTTAGACTTTAGTAGACCACTGACTCCAAAAGATATGTTTAACTATAGCAGAAATAAAGTAGGTGCCGGTGCCGGTTATTACGTGCTTGATCAAAACTCAAATGAAGAAGATAGATAAAGGACATATGTTATGGCTAAGAAGAAAAAGTTAAAAGACTCAATAATCCCAGAAGCAGTGCGAGAGTCTATAGAGAATATGGGAGTTATTGAAGATGAAGATATGGATCAAGAAGAAGAGCAAGATGATGATGAAGAGGCAGAAGAAGAAGATGATGAAGATGTTGAAGAGGATGATGATAGCAATCTTGATAAAGACAGTGAAAAGCTAGAAGTGAAATTGGAGATGATTGATCGCAAGCTTCAGCGTATCGGCAATAAGAACGGTTCCGATAATAAGGCTGAAAAATTAATTACTCAACGCCGAAAAATTCAGCGATCACTAAAGAAGCTTCGGCTGACAAGGGAGCTTGAGTCTGTTAATCGAGGCGAGGACAACACTATGCCTGGAGGAGGATTTATTTTCTAATGCCCTTATATGACTATGAATGTTTGAATGATGAGTGTAAGCATGTAGAAAAGGACATCTCAGTGCCGCATAAAGAAAAAGCATACCTATGTCCAAAGTGCAAAAAGCAGATGGAAAGATTGTTTCCCGTTGAAGCGGTTAATGGTATTCGGTCTTTTGAGTCGTATTATGACCCTGCCTTAGATATGGATATAACCGGCCCAAAGCAACGAGCAGATGCTATTCGTGCGTTGGGACTTGTTGAAAAAGGCGATATGAATAAAGGGGCTAGAAACTGGGACTCTTCTGCTCCCAGTGTTATGGATGTTGAAGCTCCTAAAGGTAGGACATTAAACGACTTGCAAAGAGAGCAAGAAGGGCGACAAAAGATTAAAGAAAGTTTTATTGTTGGTGATGAAACTGGAAATTTTAAAAGAGCATCTGAACTAAGTGGGCCAGAGCGGTCTACCTCGTCAGGTGATGCTATTATTGACGAAGCAATGAAATAACCAATTGGAGGAATTATGACAGAGGCAATTTCTGCTGATCAAGCAACAGATGAAATTCTAGACGACGCTTATGCCGACCTCATCAAGATGGATGAAGACGCGCAACTATCTGATAGTTTAGAATTAAATGATGATGAAGGAGGACCGCAAGAGACTACAGACGACACTAGTAGTCAAGAATCAAAGTCAATAGGGTATGGGGAACTCATGGAATGGCTTCGTGAGAACAACCCTGCCGGTGCTGAAGCGATGAAAAGCATCCAAGGAAACTCTAGCCGCCTAAGTAATCAAGTTAACGATCTTAGCTCAAAGCTAGAGAGTCTTGAAACTCGGATGGCAGACGATAGCCCTGCTACGCCTGCCAGAGGAACGCGAAGACGAGATCCTGCCTTAGCAAATCTGTCACCGCAACAGTGGGATTTATTCCGCAAGATGGCAGCTGAAGAGGGGATGGTTCGTAAAGCAGATCTGGATCAACAGGAAACCGAGCGAGCATATGAATCCCATAGGGAACGTGTGTTACGTGAGGGGATTGAGCAGTTCGGAGAAGGCTTTGGCAGTCTTGATGAAAGTGGGCAATTCAGCTTTAGTCCTGATGTACGGAGCAAAATTCAAGAGGTTACTCAACGCTTGGATTCCGACACAGAAGGGATTACGGAAAAAGAATTGTTTATATTAGCTATGCATGAGGATTTAATAAAGGCAGCTCGTGCAAAGGGTGAAGAAGAAGCCTTGGGTGAATTAGGAGGGGCTCGACTGGAAGATAAACGCCAACGGGCAAATAGTACTGTACGTAAAACAGGCAACACATCAGGGCGAAAAGGATCTGCTGTTGACAAATCCAAATTTTCCTCGGATCAAATCACAGAACAAATAATCCGCGAAGCAGTTCGTCATATGCGCGGATAATTAACTAAGCCACTATTTAGCGGCTTTTAACGATAGGATGTTTTATTATGGCTGGCGAGAGTTCTCTAACAAGAACGTATAAAACTCTCCTCACCACGACTTTTGACAAGCTATTATCGGCTAATGTAATTCAGGACAATGTGTATGATGCACATCCTGTATTGGATTGGTTGCGTAGCGGGGATCGCGTCAAGGTTATTGATGGCGGCGAACGTATTCGTATTCCGATTTGGACTGGCAAAGGTACCACTTTTAAGTGGTATTCGGGTGATGAGCTTTTGAATGTAACTCCGCAAGAAGGGGCTACCACGGCGTGGTATACTTGGAAGCAGGGTTCTGTAAGTATAACGGTAGACGGTTTGTCTCGGCGTTCCAACAAAGGAACGGCGCAGATTGCTGACATTACCAAAGAAAAACGCAAGCAGTCCGAAATGGACTTAGCCGACAACATGGCGACAGGAATGTTTTCGGACGGAACAGGTACCAGCAACAAGCAGCTTACTGGGTTTGAAGCGATGATCGCTACGACCACGACAAGCGGCACGTATGCTGATATCAACTCCGCAACGAATACGTCTTGGCGTAATCAAGTAGCAACAGGCGTTGGCTCTGCTGCGGTAAATTTAATTCCTAAGTTGACTACCGTATTTAATGATTGCTCCCAAGGCAAAGGTGCGACTTCGCGCCCTGACTTGATTGTGGGTACTCAGGCAATACATGAATCGGCTGAAGCTCTAATCAATCCCAAGTTGCGTTATGCTTCTGGTGCAAATGATGCACAGATGGTAGCTGATGGATTGCGCTTTAAGACCGCAGAATTTATCTGGTCAGACTATTGCACTTCAGGTACTGTGTATGTCTTAAACAGTAGCCATATGATGTTCTTTGTGCATCGAGATGCTAACTTCTCTTTAAGTGAAGAAGGCTTCCAGAAGCCCGTTGATCAAGATACCCTTGTTAGTCAGATATTCTTTCAAGGTAACTTAGCCACCAACAACCGGCGCAAGCTCGGTAAGTTGACTGGCATAACTTGATATAAGGGGTAGATATGGCTGCTGGAGATGTAAATACTCGCGAAGTTGGAGTAAAGCAGTATGAGTGGGTGACCGGAACTTGCGAAGCTGCTAACGGCACTGCCGTTCCAATTGCAGGTCCGGGGCGTAGAATTGTATTTGCTATGGTTCAAAACGCCGATGACGAAGAAGGTGCGCGTGTTGTTTATAATAGTAATAACGGCACCGCAGATAGTTTAAATGGGTCCATATATATAACGTCAGCATCGTCTGATGTTGATACGTGGAACTATCTTGTAATCTTAAGCTAAGAAAGGGTATGTTATGCAATTTCCGACAGTTGCACGCGAACATGCCGATGTCGTATTTATTGTTGCTGAAAATAACGAAGGAGCTGTTTTAGAGCCTGGTAAGGTTGTTGAGTTTTCGCAGACTGCTACAGATGCCGATCAGGGCCGTCTTGTAGAGTTGGTGGATGCTGTTCTTAATCTTACTACGGGACTTTCTGGACAGGTCGCTGGCGTTGTTGAGACTACGATAAACACTTCTGAGGTAGGTCGCTTGCAAGTATGGGGACCAGCTAATGTGCGAGCTTCTGCTTCACTAGCTGCTGGAACTCTATGTGTTGCTTCTTCAATTAATGCCACGAATCAGGGGCATGTTACTGCTGCGTCAAATTCGACTGCGGTGGGAGCTGCTTATGCAAATGCGTTAATTGGTTGGACTTTAGAAGACGGTCCAAATGTAACGAATGCAACCGTTCAGTTGCGGTTATTATAGTATTATTTGAGTGTGGGCAAAAAAGCCCACACTCATTTTTCTATCAAGAGGAAATACAATGGATGAAGATAAAATAGTAGAGCTGAATAAGAAGATATTTCAACCGGAAGCAAAAATATTAGTTGCGACACCAAATTATACGAACTTATTCTCTTCGGAGGTTCACGCTAACCATATTGAGTGCGTGGCCCAGTGGAAGAAAGAAAAAATAGATTTCAATTGGACAATTATTGGCAGGACATTTGTTCATTTTGCACGAAGCCAAGCTTGTCAAGCTGCGATTAATGGAGATTATACGCATATTTTCTGGGTTGACGACGATGCTGTCATTGATCCTGATATATTACAACGATTTTTATCTTATGATAAGGAAATTGTCATTGCGCCATATCCAATGCGAAGACAACCTCATGAGATTGGAGTTTTATTTTCAACGGTGGGGGATTTTCATAACCATAAGTCGTATCGAAACTTAACTATGGATGATATGGGGCAGGGACTAATCGAGGTAGATGGGGGTGGAACTCATTGCATGTTAGTTAAGACGGAAGTGCTAAGGAAAAAAGGGGACATTGAATCTTCAGATGCTTATCCTAAGCCCCTATTGGACTTTCTAGATACGCTCAGTGAAGACCAGAAAGAAACTATAGATCATTATGTGGGGAATCTTCCTGATGAGTCTTTGACGCTAAAAGAAGAAGATGATTTAGGGAAGCCTTATTTTATGATGCCAAAAACAGGAACAGAAGATATGTATTTCTGTTATAGGGCAAAGAAAAAAGGAGTTAAGATCTGGTGCGATACAGATGTTTTTGCTTCTCACATAGGATTTTATCCGGTTATCGGGAAAGAGCATACCGAACGCGCTGAAATGATGAATAACGAAGGAGGAGAATCTCGTGGGGGTATTCCGGTGTTACAAGTGCAGCAAGGGCCTACACAGCGATCCAATAATAATGAGGAGTTGTCCGGTGTGCGGAAGCCTTCAGTGGACACCAGCAAGTCGGCTTCGTTGGTATGATTCATTTTATCTACTTTGGCAATCTAAAGGCGAAGTAATGCCTTTAGACCAAGAGGCTTATTTTTTAAGAAAGTTTTCAACAACAGTATTACCACTCATAGCATGGGTCATTTCTTTGATCCGTAGAATTGCATAGGAGAATTTATCATGGCTTATGGAAGTGGAGGCTTAGCACGGGGAACTCGTCCCGCTCGCCGCCCCATGAACACGCAGAAAGCCCCAGAGCGTCGTGCTGGGGTAAGGCAAATAGGAAGTGACACTTCTACTCGTCACAATGTCGCTCGTCCAGTAGCAGGCGGCACACGGCGTCCTGCTGCCGGTCCTGCAATGCGAGCAGCGCAACGGTCAGCACGGCCTGCCCGTCCTGCTGCCGGTCCTGCAATGCGAGCAGCGCAACGGTCA